GGACAGCGCCTTCTCCGCTCACGCCTCGGCTGGCCTTGATGCGAACAGCAAGAAGCGTCACATCGCCATAGGCGCGAGGGCTATTATTGGCAATGAGCTTCAGGCCGGACCACACAAACGTAGTCATACCTTCATCGGCAGGCTTATCGGCAGAGATGCGATAAACCTTCACAGCCCAGCGAGATGGCCTGCCAGTGTTAATAGTGTAAGTTCTGCGAACAGGGTTTGAGAACTCAGCCTTGTTCTTAATGTTGAGTGGACCAGTCGATGCGCGGAACTGCTGGGAGAACTCTTGGCCCATAAGATTGCCATTAATATCGATCTCGAACCAGTGGATCCTAAAGTCACAGTACCAAGCTTCCGTGCCGCCTTTATTGGTGACTTGATACAAGCCATTTGGAAAAATGATATCAACCTCAAAGAACTGGCCGACAGCGGCGGTCTTAGAGATTGCATAGAACTGCGTTGTATCTCCGGCCTTGATGAACTCTTGATTTTCAACTTCTGTGCAGGTCAGCACGTTCTCATAGAAGTTGCCACCCATAGCATTTTGAATAACACCCATCTGAGAAGCATGTTCCCAAGGCTGGAAGGTTCGCCACGCAACTACACTACCGCCAAGAGTCGCCGCATTGGTAGCACCAACCTTTACCTCGGACACACCTACAGACCCTTGGCCTACACACATGAGCACATCGAGGTACTGAACGCCCGACATCAGTTCATTGTAGCCGGCAGTGCTCGACCAGTTATACCACGAGTGCGGTTGCGTAACGTAGTCGGGTGTCGCCCACACATCGCCATACACCACGGGGATGGGGTCTCCGTATCGGGCACCGTTCTGGTCGCCATCGATAGAGTAGACTTCTTTCTCCTCAGGTGCTTTCGGCTTTTTCGTTTTAGGCGCGAACAGCATCATAGCGAAATAAGCTGCGGCCATAACCGCAAGCCCAATCACTACCTTCACAAGCAGCGGCATAGCAGCAAGGAAGCCACCCGGCATAAGCGCAATAATCACGACATCATCATGAGCGGGCATGTAGTCGAGATCGTCGAGCTCGCGCTCGTCGCCGTTCACGTAGAACTTGATCGGCATGCCGAAACCGGTCGGGTGAACTTCCTGAAGCCACTCGATGACTGTCTGCCCGAGCTTCAGCTCGAACTCTTCCTTGCTTGTCGGCGTGAGTGGATTACGAAGGAGAATTAAATGTGCCATCTGTAGTACTCCACCGTGCCGTGAAGCCTTTCAAATGAGGAAATCGGTTGCCAAATAGAGCCTAAGCCACGTGAAGCATGAAGTACACCGCCGTCGATCACTACGCCAACATGATGCGCTTTAGCATAGCCTCTAACGACCACGATAGCGTACTCCTCCGGGGCAGTCAACCGATCCGCACGGCCACCTAAAACCTCACCTTTTACCGAGGCGTCGATCGCCCGAGCGGCAAGCATTGCTCCCGGCCCGTCTTGATAGAAATCGGGGAGAGCTACCCCCCGCTCGCTAAACACCGCCGAAACGATCCCGTAGCAATCGTAGGCGTCAGGTCCCCGCGCACCTTCACGATAGGGTAGCCCAATGAAAGAGTTAACGTTCATCGGCGAAGCCCCGGAAAATCATCGTAGCGATAAAGTTTCGATGGGAACCGCTTGTTGAGAACATCGGCCCGAGTTGCTGTGGCCGACACAGCATCCTGCGTGACTTGCACGTTAGCGATAGTCAGCACAAGCGGAGGCAGGTTCTGAGGAGCAGTGTTAACTTGATCGATGTAGACGCGATAGGTGCACTTGACAGCCTCCTGCGGCTTAGTGATGGCTTGCTCGAGCGGATCGATCAGGTCTCGGCCAATGTTCGCCAACGTGACGGACAAGTCTTGATTGCCCCCGTGATCATTGGCGGGCAGCACTACCTTGAAAGGCACAGCTTCGAACTTAACCTGCCTGCCGTCCTCCAAAAGAAAAAGCCAGGGCGCGGTGTCGTTTGTCATGTAGTACGACTTGCCGAACAAGCTGTGAGAGAACTCAAGCGTCTCGATGTAGCGACTGGCTGTGCCGCTTGCATAGATAGCTTTGAGCTGTGCTGAGATCGTCATTAGTATCCAATCCTCCGAGCGCCAAAGGCTCGCTGCATAGCAATGTCAACTTTGTTGCCGCCACGAGTGAGCGCATCAGCCATTACGTCAAGAACGAAATCAACCTCAAGACTGCCATTAGCGCCTCGGCGGGTTTTAACGCTGGCACCCTCAACGTTGTTATTGATCACAACATTCATTGGAGAAGTCTGAGCCGGAGCCTGACTGGTAACCATTGAAGAAGACCTGAACGGTGACACAGGTGGCAGAGAGAAACCAGTGTAGTCGCCTTGCGTAGGCATGTTGCGCGCCGAGTTGCGGGCGAATGAAGACATGGTCGACATTGCACCCGCACCGCCAAACAAGCCACCCAAACCCCCGCCGAACATGCCCATCAGCGGCTTAAGGATAAGCATCTGCATAATCATCTGTGCAATCTGCTTTAGCATGCTCTTAGCCAATTCGCTGAAGGCTTCCTTCGCCGACTTACTTCCGTCTGCGATACTGAACAACGCATCAACGATGCCTGAGCCCAGCGACTGTGCAATACCCTGCATCGCCTGACCAAACTCTTCGACCTGAGACTGAGCGGACTTCATATCCTGTCCGGCCTTCTTAGCTGCATCACCGGCTTTCTTGATGCCGCCTGCAGCACCACCACCTTTGCCGCCTTTGCCGCCACTGCCAGTGCCATCAGCTGCAGCAGCCACTTCCTTCAGCTTAGCTGCAAGATCCTGCCAAGGCTCAGAGCCTGCCTCAGCTTGAGCATTCGCCTCGGCTTGCGTGCGAGCGATAGTACGAAGATCGGTTGCGTACTTCTGCGCGTACTGGCCCGCCATTGCAAAGTTATCCTTGGCGGCGACCTGCATGCCAACGATAGTATTATTAAGACCTTCAAAGCCTAACTTGATAGGCGCAATCTTTCCAAGTATCTCAGTAGAGCCTATACCTACAGCGCGGCCGAACATATTGAAGGCGTCATTGACCTTCGAAGACATGAAGTTCAAGGCATCGATGATTTTGTTTATTGCTTGCTCGGCAATCTGGACGAGCTTCGTAAATCCATCACTAAAAATGCTGAGAACAGCCGCCATGCCTTCGCGAGCAGCACCCGCCATCGAGTAAAACATGGCCGGGATCTTGTTTTGAAAGTAGGCGACAAGCCGATCCCAGTTTGAAATAATCAAACCAATAGGACCAAGGAGCGCGGCTGTTATAAGACTGCCGATGCTAGGAAGAACAGAGGAAGCGATGCTGCCAAGAGTAGAAAAGCCTTTGCCAAGCTGTGTAAGAGTGCGGGTAAGGGGCTCAAAGAAGTTTGAAACGCTTCTTCCAAAGCTGGCTAGCCCTGTCATGAATTGACGAGCCGCAGAGTCTACAGCCCTAATTGCCACAGGGATTAGATTGATAGCCCTCGCCAGTCCTTGAACGGATGAAACTGCCGCCGGATTGTCGAAGGCCCGCTGAATAGAAGTCTTGACGTTGTTCATAGCCTGACCAACGGTCAGCGGCATTTTGCGGAAGTCTTCGTTGATCTTATTCGTCGCTTTAAGCAAAGCGTTCGCCATGATGTCGGCGGTGATCTTACCTTCAGCGCCGAGCTTCTTTAGCTCACCGACGCCTACACCCATTTCCTTGGCCAAGATCTTTGCCAGAGTAGGCATACGCTCCATGATTGAGCGAAGCTCGTCACCTTGAAGCTTGCCCGATGCCAAAGCCTGCGAGAGCTGCATAGCTGCGGCGGCTGTGTCTGCGATGGACGAACCGCCGATCGTGCCAAGCTTCAATATGTTCTCAGCGATCTGAGCAATCTGAGCATTATTAGCGCCCAGCTCAGTTAGACCAATCGTAAGACGCTGCACAAGCGAGGCCGTGTCCTCGAACCCTGTGCCAGTACGCTGAGCTACTTCATACACACGGCGAAGCATGCCTTCAGCCCGCTGGCTCGAGCCAGTCAACGCTTCGAGTGATGCCTTGAACTTAGTCGGTGCTT